ATAACCCATTACAAGTATTTTACTAGAAGTGGCTGAAGGTGTAATTGAAGCCGTTAAACCTGTATCAGTAAATGATGTTCCACTAGAAGCCTGTGATGCTTGACTTGTTGCGATACCACTAACAACTTGAAGAATTTTACCAAGACCTGTGCCTGAACAACCTGAATTAGTGATTTGTAATCGTTCAATACCACCAGTTGAAAACTTGATAGTGTCAGCAGCAGGAAATGTTATACCAGTATTACTATCCGTTCCAGTTACAGCAGGGGCAGATACGCTTCCGTCAACCCCAGAAATACCAGTAGTGCCGTTAATGTTTAAACCCATAAGATTACCCCACTATTGTCCATGAACTACCAGCAGGGATAGTTACTGTTTTGCCACTATTAATAGTGATCTCACCAAAACTACCCGCTCCCCTGGCAGCAGTAATTGTATAGTCATGGGTTACTGCTAATTGGTTTTCCCAGAAAACAGCATTTGCCCCACCATCACCACCAGTTGCACCGCCACCAGCACCGCCTATAGCTCCCCATGCACCATCGGCATATCCTTCAAATTCATTGGAGTTGGTATTGTATCTGAATTGGCCGTTTGCTGCTGCTGGCTGACCAGATTGACCAGGCTGTTGTGCATTTGTCCCAGATGGTACTAACAAAAATCCGTTCCCAGACATTGTTACGTTGCCAGTTAGTGTAGGGCTGGCAGCAGTCGCAAGTCCCCCGTTAGCAACACCTAAACTAAATATTGTTATCCATGCGTTATTAGCAGCATTCCTTTGTTTTAATACGTTATTTGTAGTATCAGCCCAAAACATATAAGCATATTTAGTACTAGGCTCAGATGAATTAGAACTTAATGCTACTAAAGCTGCTAATGCACCATTTATATCTGATCTAACTGCACTTCCTGTCCCATTCGCAATATCCATATCGTGAATTGGAGGACTCATTATTATTCCGTAGTAATATTAATACTTACAATATACTATAAACCTTTTCCATAGCCAACTGCATTATATAAAAAGTTTCTATTTATTATTGTTCCGTTTGATTGTTTAAATGTTACCTGGAAAGAACTACCAGTAATCGTACCAACTTCAAAATAATCACCACTCGCCATGTTCATAGCTGTTATCCCTACGCTTGGTAAATAGGCTGTAGCACCGCCCAACGCAGCAGTACCAGTAAAGAATGCCTTATCAAAAGTAACGGTCTTAGTGGCTGCTCCAGAAGCTATTGTGCCGTTGCTACTTTCTGATCTTTTTTGCATAGAAGCAGTAAAACCTAATTCATCAACAAGAATATTTTCATCAACATCAGTAGAGGTTAATTTTGTGCGGAATTGATAACCTCTGCCTTTAAATGTTCCGTTTATAAATGGTTGCCATGCACTCCATGTTGCACTCCCACTTGCAGGATCATCATTAGTTGATCTAAGTTCTAAAACTGCATTTACATTATTAATAATTCCACCATCCCAATCATCCCATGTGTCACATAAAGCTGTTCTGTTATCAATTAAATCTGATGCTAAAAATCCTCTAGTAACAAATCTACGTTCTAAATCCAAAGCAAAAGCATTTCCAAGATCAACAGAATTTATAAAGTTATAAGTTGCTAACGGTTTTACATCACCAAAGAAATCAAAATTAGCTATTGCATCAACATCAGTTATTGCATCAAAAGAATTACCACCATCAATTACTAAGGCATCATATTCATCACTATAAAAACAATCTGTTTTGACACCTTGAAATGGTGGAGAATCTGTATCTTCTCTTCTTACAAGTACAGGTAATTTACCAATAGGATCTGGTGGATCAATAATAACGCTTGTAGCACTACTGACTCGACCTCCTGAGTCTTCAAATGCAACTAAAACTTCACCAGCAACCATTGGAATAATTGCCTCTGTCTGTACACCACTTTTTGCGGGTATTAATTCAACTGAGTTATTCCATGTTCCACTACCATCAGTTAAACTTGAATGCTTTATATTTACTTTTCCACCTAATTTAACGTCAAGTTCTGTTGTTATATCCCATCTTAATCTTCCACTATTTTGATTTATTGTTTCAAAACTAAGATTTGATGGAGCAGCAGGAACGGCTGTTTTTCCAACTGCCTTAAATTCTAATGTTGCAGGAGTAGCAGAAGGTTCAAATAACGCATTTAAAGAAACAATTCTAAAATCATAAACACCAGCAGTAGTATCCAATATTTCTAGTTCAGTACTGCTAACTCTAGTTCTTTCGTAATTATTTTCTCCTTTTCTAAAATGAACTTCATAAGCACTAGCACCTTTAACGGAAGCCCATGAAAATATAATTTTTGTTTTTGCCTGTTGTTTCTCTTCATAAAACCTTTCAACAGCATTTAAACTTTCTGGTGCATCTAATATCGCATTTAAAATACTTACATTTCTAACAGGTAAAGCAGTTCCGTCTTCTACATAAGCAAATTTTCCAGAATTATAAGATAAAGCTGTAATTCCATAAGTAGTCTTATCTTCTTTTACATGAACAACTCGCCATTGTGTTGTTTGAACAGTATCGTTTTGTAAAATCCAGACAGAATTAGCATTTGGAGCAGATGAAAAAGCAGAATCTAAAGTAATAACAGCCCCAGAAATACCAGAAACATTTTTAGTTTCTACAGAACCATCAGGTAAAACAACAGATAAAGTTGGATTGTTTGTAGAGTCAAGGTCAGTCGCATCAGTATTATCAACCGTTACCGTTGTTGTGGTTGCAGAATTTATCCGACCACCTCTTCTTAAACCAGCTTTTAATGGATCTGCAATCTCAATAACTTGTCCAGGTCTTACTAAAACACCAGCATCTATTGAAGTTGTAAAAGAAACTGTTTCTGTTGCATTTTGCTCTTCATATAATAACCATCTACCCATACGAGCAGCTTGATTACGGCTTGTGCAACCAAATGCTTGAATCTGCTTATGAATTACACCGTACTTAGCTTCAGCAACACTATCAGTAATAGTTTCATAATCTTTTTCTTGATTGGTCATATCAAAATAACCAACTGATACAGAAGTGGATCTAGTTTTTAATGAACTACCACTATAGTTAAATCCATCTTTAGAAATATTTGACAAGGTAAACAAATAAGAACTGGTCTTAGGAGAGTCTTGGTTAATAGTTAAAGAACCAGCAGTCCAATATGGCATAGTTCTCATTACAGAACAGAGTTCATTTATTACCTTAAAAGCATCAGACCTTTGTTGGATTAGTGCATTACAACTAAATCTAGGCTCTGTCGAACCTGTACCAGAACCATCATCAACTTGTGCCGAACAATATTGTGAAGCACTATAAAAAGCAAACTTATCAATATGAGCAGCTTTTACATGATCGCCTAATCCCCATCTACTGTTTATTAATAATTCGTGCAAGAGCCAAGCAGGGTCACTACACCATTCATTTGTAGCTTTAAACGTACCATTCCAAGTCCCTGTATATGTAATAGAGCCATCAGATTGAACAGTACCGTTACTAGGTATTGGAATTTTAATACCACGCAATTTATACATTCTTGCTGGTACTGAAGGAAACTGTTCAGAGTCAAATCTTAAACCTGCATGAGCTATATTTGGATAGGGTCTTTGCTCATCAATTATTTCTGTATAAGAAGTCCAACTAAAAGCATTTTGTAACTTAGAATCTGTACTATCTGCTGTTATACGAGTAACTCTTACTGTTATAGGAAAAACAATACTGCTATTAAGATTTATACGATAATCTCTCGAATAAGCATTGTTAGAGCGACCAATTACTTTGTCTGTTATTGGTGTTGTAACAGTTCCATTATTTTGAATAATTTCTACTTTTAAATCTATTGTTGTTCCGTCAATATCACCTTCATCAGTAAATTTTTGTATTGCTGGAAATTGAACAGTAACCCTAACGGCATCAACATTAGTATTTGTTATTGTCCTAGAAATAGGAGTAGCTTGCTCTACTGTTACACCAACATTATATTCTGATTCGATATTTGCAATGCCAGGAATAAAAGTTTGATTTGCAGTACCAAATCTAGGTTCAAAAGCAATATTACGAAAATTAAAATCAGTATCTTGTGGATTTGCTGGATTGGCAGTAGAACGTAAGACAGGAGTACCTGTTAAATAAACATCTTTTAAAGCAGCATTATTGTAAGTTGTAGTTCCTTTTGTATAACCAACAGCAGATGGGAACCCTTCAATTTCACCTTCAGAAAGTACATCTACGATTGTTAGATGTTGGGTACTATTTAAAGTTTCATTTTCACTAAAAAATTGATGCCCTAAAAAAGTAAAAGGTTCTCTATTATTTAAACCACTAAAAGTCGCAGTTGCCATTTAAGCATCCCCCTTTAACTGAACAGTATCTATACCAGCAGATACCACAACAGAACCTACAAATACTTCTCCAAAAATTAAAGGTATGGCAGTTCCCGCCCGACTTGTATTTTGTACGCCATTAAATGAAAAGTTTGTAGCTTGTGGTTGTTCTGCTAAAGAAGGATTTTCTGGTACTGGAGAGAGCATTTCAGAAACACCATTTAATGCCAACAAAAGACCAGCAGTTTTCATTACCGTTGCAACTTTAATACCAGCACTTAAACCAAAAGTACCAATAGTTCCTCCGAAAAAGGTAGGAGCTAAATAAGGAGCAGCAATTAAAACAGCACCAGCAATTATTTTTCCTGCGGTGCTATTAAATACATCTTTAATCCAACCAAAGATCGCACCACCTACTAACGGTATAATTTTTATTTCTTGATTACCGCTAGGATCTACTAATTCTTTTTCTTCTAAATCATAATCTCCAACTTTAACTTTGTAATATTGATCTTTCATATTATCTTCTAACGCTGGAAAGTTTACTAATAAAAACTTCATAGCGTCTGCTGCACTAGCAATATCAGCTTTAAATTCCTTTTTTCCTAAAAATTTAGCTAAAGAACCATAAACTTTAATTGTTTTTAAATTAGTACTCATACGCAACAGCAATAGCTACTTCTAATATAAACCATTTACTGAGGTTGCAACTGTGTCCATTCTTCTGTTTTTGGATTAACAATATACCAAGTAAGTTTTGTTGTATTGCAACCAACAACATCAGCTTCACTAGGACTTGTAGAACCTTGGGTATGACTGTGGATAATAGCTTGCAAGTCCCCTGAGTCCTCTGCCTCTATCCAATCATTAGGATCAATTACAAAACAATCAATATTATTAGTACATATATTTTTACACGCCCAATATTTGTTTTTATTTTTAATTTTTACTAACAAACCACAAGATTCAGAAGGATCACATTCTTTAGCGTGATCTAAAGCATCTTTTTTCCACTTAATCATACAAACGTACCAATACCAGGAAATATATCTCTAGTACAAATACGTTTTGGTACTTTTACGTTAACTAAATCAAAAGCAGCAACACATTCCCATTCAACCATATTTCTATTCTCAACAGTCTTACGATCAAGATAATAAATTTCTTCTGGCATAGCTGCTGTAGGATCTGGTGTACCTAAATTGTTTGTATTATTAGGAAAATTAACATTATCTAAATAACGTGCAAGAGTTCTTATTCTTGTTAATTTTGCTCCATTTAAATCATTACCAGGAGTTGTTTGATTTATATCCAAAAGTAATGCAGTAAAGGTACTGAGCATATTACTAATACGCAATTTTGGTCTTGGCAGAGTTGTAGAAGATCCATTAAATTCAAAACCAGTTACTTCAACAGGAAATTTTGTATAAGAATTACCAGCCCAGACAACAGCACCAAACGTATTAAGATTTGCTCCACTATGAAACCTATAAACAGTAGATGATCCATGTAAGGTGGCATCTAAAGACAAGGTAAATAATTCAATTAAAGAACTAGGAGAAGCTTTTTGTAGTTCTGATACTGGTATTGCCATTTAAGGTTCTGCTATTTGTACAAAAGTAGCTCTTATTGAGTTTTTATTAGAAGAAGTAAAATCTACATTCCAATCTGCACAAGTCCATTTAAGAGCATTACCAAAAGGATCAGTCCAATCAAAAGATTCACTACCTTTTCTTGCTTCTAAAAAGGCAATAATATTATTTCTTTCGGTATCATTACGATTAGTAAAAACTAAAGTCCAAGCTTTTAAATCTGGATTAAGACCATAAGAAACAGATTGACGATAACCATCACCAAATTCAATAGTGTTTACTCTCGGCTTACTCATTTGAGAAGCAGGAAAACTAGGAGTGTATGTAAAAGTAGCCATAATTAAGAACTAAGAAGACCTCCAGGACGTTTTTGATCTATTATTTCTGCTTGTATTGCAGCAGCTAAGACCTGACCAAATTGTCTTGATTGTTCTTCATTACCTTCAACAGAAGTACCAGAAGCATCAACAGAAACATTAACAACGGTAGAGCCACCTCCACCACCTTCTACACCAAGCCTTCCACCTTTACCACGCTTTAGAGGAAGAATAGCTTCAGCACCAGCCTCGCCCATCAAGCCAATTCCATTCTTAAAAGGAAAAACGGTGGGTTTATCTACAATGCCCCCTCTAGCAAATTTCTGAATACCATTAGCAGCAAATACATTACCTTTAGCACTACCAAATATATTAGGGAAGATTCCACCTAACCAACCTGTAAGTGGTTTCATTATTGTTTGCTGTATTGCGATACGAGTTAAATCCTTAATAATAGATTTTGCCAAGTCCTTAAATGCAAATTTTCCTGTAGTAACAAAATCTACCAAAGTATCTTCTAATTTTTGGAAGGCATTACCAACAGTTTTTGACATAGCTCCTGCTACATCTTCTAAACCATCTTTGTATTTTTTAAAACCAGCTTTTGCACCTTCAACAAATTTATTTATAGCCTTTTCAGCTTTATTAGTTCCTGCCTCAACCTTCCCTGCAAATTGTTCGGGGTTAAATGTTTTATTTAATCTTTCCATTATTTCTGCCTTACGATCAGCATTTGATTTTGTAACACTTGTTTCAGCATCTAAACCTAATGCGTCAACTAAAAGACGTTTTAATTCCTGTTCGTATAATTTTTTAAATTCTGCACTACTTTCTTTAGCATCTGTTATCGCACGAATATTATCTTTAGCAATATCTTTTAAACCTAATACTTTTGACTGTAATGCTTTTCCGCTTAAACCTTCGTCTTCTCTTAGTTTATCTGCAAGTTGAACTTGTAAATCTCTAATTTCAAATTGACTTGTTAGTTTCTCACCAAAATTGTCAGGAATTAGTTTGCCTAATTGTTTAGAAAGCCAACTAATTGTATCTATTACTGGTTTTAAACCTTCTGTAATATTTTTAACTGATTCATCAATTATGTATTTTAAATCTTCACCAAATATTATCCAATCTGCTAATACTTCTTTAATCTGTTGCTCGTTTTCATTAGCCCACATTACCAGTAATGTCATTTGGTCTTGGAATCCAGCACCAGTATCTTGGAAAAATCCACCATAGTTTTCTTTAGCGGTATCTAAAGCAAGCTTTAACCTTGCACCAGCTTTTTCTGGTGACTCACCAATAGTCCTTGCTAACTGGTCATAATCTTGAACTTGTTTTCTTGTAAAAGCAACAAAGTCAGCAATCGTTACACGACCTTGTTCAAAATCTTTAGCTAATTGTGGTAAATCTCTACCAGTAGCTTCCGCAAACTTAGCAACAGCACCAGGTAATCTTTCACCGATTTGACCTTGCATTTCTTCAGCCGTCACCTTACCTTTGGACAATACCTGAGTAGTTGCTCTTATGATTGCATCTAAATCTGCCTGACTACCACCAAAGGCAACACCAGCAGCAACCATACCTCGATAAATCTGTTCTGTTTCTTCAATAGTTAAATTATTAGCTCTTGCAGCAGCAGAAACCTTGGAATAACCATCAAGAGTTTCGAGCAAACTAACAGAGTAATCTTTGCTGATTTGTCGTGCCAATTTTAAAACACGATTATATTCTTCTTGATCTGTACTGACAGCAGCTAATGTTCTTTTTGCTTGATTCAATTCAGCAACATATTCTGCTACACCACCAGCAGCTTGTCTTATGGGAGTAACAGCAGAACCTATAGCAGCACCAACTAAAGCACCAGGGACACCTCCACCGACAACACCACCAATGGCTGCACCGACACCAGCTTCGGGACTTATCCTAGCCGAACCAGCAACAACACCAAGACTTTGTGCAGCACCCTTAAATCTACCTCCTGCACCTTTCCCGCTTTTGCCTGATTTTGCTAACGCTGCTTCTGCCTTATTTATATCTCTTGTTAATAACTGATACCTTTTACTTGTCATACTTACATTGGATCTTAATTCCCTAAAAATATTAATCGAGTCCCTTAATTCATTTTCTGTTCTATTTGTTGCATTAGCTAAAACCCTAGTTTCTTTAGCCAAAGTACTTATAGAAACAGAAGATTGTTTTGCTTGATTTCCAAGAGTTTGAGCAGATCTTTTTAACCTTTGTACTTCTGCACCACCTTCAACAATGGCTTGAATCTTAAGTTTCATTGCTTCTGATAAAGCCATCTTAATCGTCCTTCTTGTTAAACAGCCTTATCGCTTGTGCTTCCATAGTACGAATACCTTCAAACATAAAAGTACAATCTTTTACTAAGTATAGTTTACATAACCAATTAAGCGACTCATATTTTAAACCAATTACACCATTCATTGAAACATTCCATTGAGTCTGCATACGCAAGAACATCATCACGACATCCCAATTATCGTCAAATACTTCAAAATCTTCTTGTTTTTTCTTTGGCATTTTAATTCCCATAACAAGAGCATCTTCGTAAGCGTCATCAACTTGGCTACCGCCATTAAACCAATATTCGGTAGCCTCTTCTAGTTTTTTGAGCCAGCCCCCTCAAGTGATTCAAGATAACCTTTTACTACACCTCTAGCCCAATAAGGATCATCAATAAATTCTTTTTTGTTTGATGTAGTGCAAGTAATGGCAGTACCATCTTCTTCTTCAATGCCTTCCCAACCAACTAATACTGCTTCTAATAAATCAGCATCACCTTTGTTAGATAATTTCTTGATTTGAGAAGTAGAAATCTTTTTAAATGTACAAGTAAATTCTTGTAAATCAAAAGTATTAGAACCATCTTCAGAAGGAGATTCGATAGTAACTTTCCACTTGTAGGAAGAAACTTTCTTGCGAATGTATGCCATTAATTAATAATTAGTATTCATACGCAATAATACTAAGCTTGTCAACAGAAAACAAGCTTTACTTCATCATTTCCTGTCGCACTTGGAGTAGGAACAAATGGTAAGTTCAACATCTGAATACCTTGGTCATCAGAATATGTTGGGTTTCCTATGTCACAAACAGGAGCTAAGACAGAAACTATATTTCCTGCTGTTGTTCCATGCTGGAAACAAATCTTTCCTGTTGTATCAGCATTAGCAATAGTAAAGAAGTCTTTCTGAGCCATTGTGGGAGCTTCTAAGACGGCTGTTCCACTTGGTGTTCTATTGGTAAGCAAAACAGACTTATCAGCCCCTACAAGTTCTCTGTAAACGATCTCATTAGCCATGTCCATTGATATGGAACTAATAGCTGCTGTATCGTAATCAAGGAATGATGCTGCAACTGTATTTCCTGCTTTAAATAGAACAGGAGTAGTCTGATTTGAATAAGTTGTTGAAGGTAAGGCAGTATCAGTCGGAGCGTTATAAATTCCTGTTAATGTGAAGTTAAATACTGGTATCGCACCAACTTCTAAATTCATACTTACGCTTCCTCTACAACCTGTGGCTTTATGTAAAACACCTGAGTTGTTGAAATATATAGTTGATGACTCAAAACCTGTTGATCTTGGTAAATAACCTACGTTAGCTGCAATTGAATAACCAGAACTAGATCCAGGAACAAAAGTAGCTGTAGATGCTTTTACAGTTGCAACTTTTGATGTTCCGTTGTAATCAACAATTAAGCCTTTATGTCCATTACCAGTACCAGAAGTGATTGTAATAACCATTCCGTTGTAGTAATCATCATTAGCATTAGCACCAGAAGCTAATGTTATTGATCCAGCACTACCAGCTTGTGAACTTCCTGTAACTGCTGATCCTGTTGTGGTAGCTGTAAAGCCACAGGCACGAAGCAAACTGTCCAGCCTACTTGCAGTACCAGCCGATCCCGAACCCGCAAATTCTGCCTCAAAGTTAATAGCAACCCTAGTATTCGCTAGTAGTTGATCGCTATTACCCATATAGGATCTAATCAAGTCCCTTGAAACTGTTTCAGCTTCGATAGGTGATACGTCTAGGTTTCTAACAAGGACAGCATCAGTTCCCGCAGGACTGCTGTCAGTTCCATAAGATGACTCGATTTTTGTTTGAATAAGTCGAGATCGTGAAAATAGTGCCATGTGGTTATTCCTCGGTGATAGGCATACGGAGCAGCTTTAATTTGATTTTAGTCTAAATTAAGTGGATAAGTCATTTAATTCTGTTCTATATCGAACTAAATAGTTACAACTAATCACTCCCGCAGGTTGGTCAGCATCCATTAATGCAAAATCCACTCCTACTGGTTGTACGTCAATGGCATAACCACCGAGCGTTAAGTCTGCTGTAATTTTGCTATGTAATGATTCAACGATAGGGTCTGCAACCTCATCAGGGACATCACCACGAACAATTACAGCTACACGAACTTGTAAAGACCAATCAAGTTTCGGTAATGTTAAATTTGTTTGAGAACTGTCAGAAACAGGCTCTATAACAAGGGCTGGCGATTCGCCTCTACTTAATGGAACAACACGAGAACGATAAATTCTGGTCGAAACATTGGTAGTACCAGCTAAGACTGTTTTTATTTGATCTAGGATTTGTTCTCTTTTAGTGGTCATGTCTTCTGTAAAGATATGGTTACTAATTGAGCATCACTAGAAAAACGAGTATCTCTAACTGTATAGGCATTACCATCAACAGTTATTGAACTACCCGCTATAAGTGAACCAAAATCACTAGCTTGAGTTTCCAACGTGTAATCGCTGAATAGAACCATTCCATCCATTAATACTTCTGTTGGCTGACGCAATATTCCATTTGCAGTAGTACCACCCGAAGTACAACTTACTCCGAACTCACCACCTACAAATACTGAATTGTCATCACTCAGAGCCATCTTTTACTGTTGAAGTTTTAGATTTTTTTAATTTTGTTTCTACTGGTGCATCTGTTACTTTGCCCATCTTTTTTAATAAATCGGCATCAGATTCACTAAGGTCATAAACTTATCCAGCTTCTAAAGCTTGACCGCTTGCAACTGTGTTTCTAAGAACTAGTACTTTCATAAGAAAAAAGGGGGTCAATTATGACCCCTTATAA